CGACATAATCGATTGTTATGAATTTGTCATCAACCGAATATAAACTACATACACCATAAAGCGGCGTATATAATTTAGTCCCTTCTGGACAATCCTTGAGAATCTCACAGAGATTCAATTCTTTTGCTTCTTTCATAACTCTGACTACTCCCATAGCTAAAGCAGTGGGGTTCTTGGGGCAGGCACGGAGCTTCCTCCCACCTTATGCCCACAAAGGGCTAGTCCTTCCCTCTCTATGTTTCTCGCTTATTTCTCATAAACTTGATGCCGGGCGCGGATTCGAACCGCCTTTTCAAACATTCATCGTGATTGTGTTTTTGGCTATATTCACGTATTCCCTGCCGTCCCGTGACGGCCTTCTCCCGGCATTGTTCGCGATTCACACCGCTACACTTTTCAGTTGGTTTTCTCAGGACCCCAAAAAAGTCTGCCAAGACTTTGAGTGGCTCCCCGGTGTGGAATCGAACCTCACTGCCGTCCTACGCTTCGGATGAAGTGTGTCACAGGGCGTCTTCATCCTTCGTTGCCGGAGCATCCTATCCGGCTCTTCGGGGAGTTTTTTCTTAAACCGTATATTCCCAGTTCGTCATCGCTGGAGGGTAATTGTCCTCGAACGAGTCCGACACGAATTTCACGGTGTCCACCGTAACACCTACAAAATCCATACCTTTGTATGTATCGAAGGGATATTCCTCGACAAGATTTTTTGCTTCTTCTTCATTATTTGCCCAGCAGTCACATTCTATCGATATGCTGTACACTTCACCATTCCAGTCCTCGTGCCGGACCGTGGCTTAAACCTTGAATAACCTACACATCAGTCACAACCATATTTGGCGCACCACGCGCTTTTGCGTTTATAGTATTCGTCGAGGTCTTTTTGGAACTTCTCGTCCTTAATGGTGACCTGTCTTGACCAACACGCTTCCGGATAAAGTTCAACCTCGACATCACCATATTTAAACCTCAAATTGTCCTTAACTGTTTCTAACGACTTTTGGCTTACCACCAGTGCGATTTCATCACTCGCATTATAGTGCATATAGAATGATTTTTCTTTCTTTTTAAGAGCCTTAACAACGCTCTCAAAATCCATTTCACTTAATTTCATTTTAGTCATTGCTTAATTGTATTATCTTTATCCACTTGCTTAATATACCCTTACTCAGCGGACATCCGTTGCGTGTACCGTACTTCTCCGGATGCTTGCGGTAAAGTTCCTGCGCATCCGCCAGAATGTCAACCCTTGCCCTGTGCTTGAATACCTGCAACTCAACCCAAGCGAAAAGAGGTGACTCCTTGCGCCATTCGACCGCCTTGGCCGCTGACGCCTCATTTGCCGCCACTATCGCCTGACGTGGCATATAACCCTTTGGACTGCCAAGTTTCTTCACCCAGCGACCGGACTTCGAGAAAAATCCGCCGTTGACCTCAATCTGTCTCTGACGCTCCGCCAACGCAAGACGTGTGTTTATCTGTATCATCTGCGCCTGACGTTCCCAAACCGCGAACATGATGGTCAGCACAAACCTGTCGCAAGTAGGCAAATCGCATATCACAACATTGCGCTCGCCCATCGCGTCTATAATGTCCAAGGCCTCAGACACTGATCTCAGACGGTCACTCTTCGCTATGCAAAGGACGTAATCATTTGCCTTGCAGTAGCGTATCGCCTCCCACAGCTGGTCACACTCCTTCAACTTCGTTCCTGAATGGACATCCGTGAACACCGCCACAGGCTCCCTTGCCATGAACATCTTCGCTATGGTCAACTGCGCCTCCAAGCCAAGGCCAGAGACCTCCTGCTCCTGCGTGGAAACCCTTCGCCACAAGACATACGGCCTTGAATCGCCTATCGGCTTGATGTCTATCTTCCGGCTCTTTCTTTTCCACATGGCCTCAATGACTCTAAAGTTGCCGGAAACCAATAGCTGTCGTGGTCTATGAAGACGCACCGCCCATATTTATCGGGTGTCTGAAAGGCCAGAATCTCATACGGCCCGAACGTTATCCCTGACGAATTGGTGAACATCACCTTGTCGCCAATCTTCAAGTCAACACCGGGAAGACTGTCGTAGAACTCGTCTTCCTTGTACTGTTTTTTCCATTCCAGGAACTCTTTCTTGTAACTTGCCATTTTTATTTTACCTCCTTGCAAGCAGATCGTCAAGATATGCCAAAAACATCACTTGTCCCTCCTTCTGTCATCGAACAACTCCGGAAGGTATGCTATCCACATCAATATAATCAATATCCACATCATACCACAGCCTCCTCTATCTTCACCCGCAGCGTATAGAAATCATCCACACACTCGAAGCAGGTTTCAGTGTCCTTTGTCACATAGGCTGATTCCGTCAAAAACCTGTCCGGATAGCCATCAAACTCATTCTCGATAACAAATGAGAAATGTCCGCTGTCAAGTTCTGAACGCTTGTATTGTTTCAACGTATCGACAGCCTCCTCCTTGCTTGCGCAAACCTGCACCTCGTTGTACAGGTCTTGGTCATCATCCGACCACGTTGTGTAGGTCACAACCCAAATCTTAATCTCCATAACGATAAACTTGATCTTGGTGAAACATATAGTAACTGTCCTCGCCGATTATGATGCCGTTCAACAGGTGAATGCCATGCGCCTTGAGGGTCTTTTCCATATCCCTGAAAGGCGGCCAGTCGTGACGTGTGCCGACTATGACCGTGGACACCTTGGTATCTATCGACACCCTTATAATCTCGTGGTGGAGATCCGTCTGGTCTATGTCTTTCGGGAATCTCACATAACCCTTGATTCCGGCCCTCTCACCGCAAAGCAGGACAAAGACCGAATCATCCTTGTATTCAGCATACAAACGCAGTAAGGCTGAAACAGGCGTAATTTTCTCGCCCGTCATGTCAATCTGCCTGTCAGTCTTGGCGAATCTCAACGCATACTCAACTATTCTCATTTCAACAAATCTTTTCTAACTTCTTCCGGAAGATACTCATAGACCTTTTCCAGCATTTTTCTCATACCGGCTTTATAAGCAAAATCAACCTCTCTAATAGGCGTCATTTCTCCAAAGGCGGAATCTTTTTGCATGATATGGAAACCGATTCTTGATAAATCTTTGAACTGATGCATATATTCGCTGGCCGAATTTTGCATAAACCTGCTTGTTCCGAATAATTTCATATCTTGATGCCCTCCCTCGCCTTTAGTTCGTCACGCACAGCCGCAAGCAAAGGATATATGCCTTGTCCTCCTATCAGTACTTCTTCATTCCATATATTACGGTCATAATCCTCGAAATAGAAAACACCAGACTCGTCCTGTATAATTCTCTCTATTTCTACATTCTCGCTTGCGTCCGCCCAACTTTCATATACGGTGACTTCCGGAAGATTATTCTGTTCGCCAAGCGCCGTCAAGTATAACTCTTTTCTGTCACCCAAAGCCTCTATAAGAAGAGAGCGCATATCTTTGTCCCAAGCCTTGAAGCGTTCCTCCAAGGCATACAGATTGTCTTCAAATACTTTTCTTTCCATAACTCTATCCGATTTTTACCCAAGCCATATATGTCTCACCAGCACGGTAAGACTTAATGTAATCATTATCATTCCAGTCCTCGACAAAGGCATCAATACCAATGACCTCGAACTTGCCCTCGCCTTTGCGAATGCTCTCCAGATTCTCGTCCAAAGCATCAAAGTCAGCGAACCTCTTCCATGAAAGGTTCTCCATGTTGATGCGGTCACAGATTTCCGCATCGCCAAACACCAGCATTACCTCCATAGCAGCCCCTCCACGTTGAATGACCTCCAAGACTGTTTCTCGCAGTCCCAATACTTCATAAGCCCGACCGTGTCAGGCCTTGGCTCTCCTTTCGGCTGCCAGAGCGTACCGTCAGCCAACTTCATAAGCGAACGTTTCAGAGTTCCAACGGCCTCCCTTATCGTGCCGTCCTTCTTGACAAAGCGGAACTTGACCGCCTCATCCATCATCCGTGATTCCAACAGCATCACCTCTTCGGCCTGCTTTTCGGTGAGTCCGAATGTCACCAGTTCTTCTTTCTTTTTCATAAAGATTATTTGATTAGTTATTTACCATATCTCCCCACCACAACCTCTCGCATCCTTTCATAATTCAGGAACAAATTGTATGCCTGAACAACCCGGTCACGATAAGCATCGCTCTTGTTGTGCCAGTACACCGTCATAGCCCAGTCGCCCTTGCCGTTGTGCTCACCCTGAACAACGTCAAACATATCCAAGGATCGCTTTATATCCCTTGCGTCATCCAAGGTGAACTCCTCCCTGCCGAGAATCCTGTTCGCTTCCCTTACATATACAGGCGTTATCTGCAATATCCCCGTGTCGCTGTCCCTGCCCTCCGCAAGCGGATCGAAACGGCTCTCAACGTACATCATCGACAGTATCAGCAGCCCCCTTTCGTCAAGCCCCGGCTGCCGTTGCGGTTCATACACAACGGCCTCCGGTTCATCGTTTCTTTCAAGTGGACTATCAGCGTGGCACGCTATCACCGCGCCAGCCCAAGCGAATTGCGACGCTATCGCCACCGCAATCCAAATTCTATTCGGATTCTCCATATCACAAACCGATTTTAAAGTTCAACAGATATAACATAATCCTTTATGCCTAAAACTTCGCAGCCCCATTCGACAGCCTCTTTCATCGACTTAAATTCATAGTCGCTGCCGTCTACGTGACAGTTCCAACTATCAATGAACCAAGAGCCCGGTGCATCAATAGTAAACCTCTGTACCTCCTCAATGTCACGACTTCCATTATTTGACACGAGTTGCACAACCGGCCAACAACCCTCCCTGACCTTAATTTGAGGTGGGTAAAAAGTCTTTCTGACAACTATTATATTCTTCATCGTTAATTCAATTCAATTACAATGTTACTATCGATGCCTAACTCTTTATTCGATTCTGCCGGAATACAACTATTCCCCATTAAAGCGAACCCGTTCTTGCGGATAACCTCCGCAAGAACTTTCCCATCACCAGCCAATATCGCCACCGTCTCCTTAGCGTCTGCCTCTATCGTCACGCCAAGCCTAAGCCATATCTTTTTCATATCGCAACCAATTTACACTGTTAACATATTCGGCTATATCCTCAGGGTAGCCGTTGCCCTCCACGTAGTCGCAAAGAGCCGCCTTGACGTCAGACTCCTCGCCACCGTCCATCGCCCGTGCTATCGGATAGGCCAGATCCGGCCATATCTCACCGTATTCGGACACCTCGGCATAGAATAGCCTTGGGTCATACTCTTCGCCCGCCCTGCGGTCTAAAATCAAATCAATTATCATAATAGAATCGTACTTTAATTGTCCTATCATCAATGATACTATATTCCATACGCAACTCGTCCAGACCATCCGCATAAGCCCGTATATCAAATAAAAGTTCCTGATAGAAATTCCATCCGTTCATGTCATGGAATGTCATTTCAGTTTTATCCTCAGAAAGAACCGCCTCCCACAAGCAACCACCGCAGAAGAAAGCCCAGACACCCAGCGCAGGATCGCTTATACACTCGAAGCAATCCTCAACCCATTCCGGCACGGCATCCTTGCCGTCAAACTTCACATAAGTTCTCATAACGATTCAACCTCCTTAATTAGCCTTTGCAGTTCATAAACACGTCTTTGCAGCGTCTCCTGCGTGTCATACAGACGCCACGAGCCTACATTGCCGTTGCGGTTCAGCTGCTGCATTATATTCTGCCGTGTCGTTCCCAAATCAGCGGCACAGACTCCAGTATCCGGATAAATCCGCTTTTCCCCCGTGCTAACATTCACTGCTATTATCTCTCTCTTCATTCAACCTGTCCTCCAAGTAATTAAGATTAAACACCCATATCAAACCGAGCAACATAAGGCCGTTGCCGTGCCACTTTATCGCCACAAGCACGATGGGCAAAGTAATTATAGCCCACCATGCCAAACGTCTTTTCCAGATAGTACTCATATCTTCACAATTTCTACGTATGCCGTTCCCGTAAATTCGGGGATGTACATACGGAACGACACGAAAGCCCCCGCGCGCCTTGTTCCGTCCTCGTTGTTATCTCCCCAATACATCCTCCGAAAATCCGTCACAATGGCACGAAATTCGGCCTGTGCGTCTGCCAGATTGTCAAACACCTTTCTAACAATGCGGTCGAGACTCGGATAATAAGCTAAGACCAACCATTTATTCTCGTTCATTTTCCATTCGTTTTACGGCCTCATCCCGCAGGACGCCGGCCTTCTCCTTACATTCTAATTCAACCTTCCCGTCAGGCTTAATCCAAGCCTCCCACAGCGCACCATGCCTGTAGAAGGCCCGGAACTCGCCAAGACCCTCGCACGAAATACGTGCCACGTTCTCGGTCGGCAATCTCATACTAAACCACGTCCTTGATAACGATGACGCCGCACCAAAACTGATTCATTCGCATTACGTTCGCATCCATGCTGGAGACATCACCGGCATGAAATTGCCCGTAACCTGTCTCGTAGCCGTGAGTATAATACGGCCTGAATTTGCACCAGTAGCCGAAATTATCTTTCGACAGTTCTGGGAATCGTGACTCAGACAAAATCAGCATAGCCTCCACCTGATCGGGCAGGCGACCTCCGTTCTCTTTTGCGAAACGTTCGGCATCCTCGATGCACATCGCGTTGTCGTTCTTTGCGACAACCTCAAAATTCAACACTCTTTTCATATTGTTTTGCCCGTCATGCCGGTAGCGCAGCAGTTTTTAAGTTAATAGATATTGATTTTCATCTGCTTGTACGGGTAGCCCTCTGTGGTCTCGTCAAGCACCTCAAAGGCCGGCCTCGATCCGCCCCGAACCCCAAAGCACGGCTATTTATATCGCCTGATCACACGCAGGCATTTGCCCGTATCCGCAAGAATGCGGACGTCATCATAATATTTGTAATTCACGAGGATAGTCTGAGCCTCGCACACCGCCTCATAAATGCTATGGAACTCGCTCTTATATAGCGACTTTGTCGCTCTTTTACCGTTCAGCATGATCAGTCTATTAGTTAAATATTCCTATTAAATATTTTGCAGCCGTCGATATGTGCCATTTT